CTTTGCATGACTTACGGTCCCTACAGTACGGTAGGTTACCACATGTTATCCAAGAAGGATTGCATCTGATCGATTTCACCTCGATATCGATTGAATGCAATAAATTCTTGAACTTCTGAAGGTCCCAAAATCCTACCTTCAGACTTAAGTAACATGTCGTAAACATCGTACAATGGATTATCGACGAGAATCTCTTCAATGGGGAGCGGATCCAATTTCTCAGCTGCAGCAACTGCCTCTGTCCATCGCTTCATAAGGTCATATCGTTGTTTATTAGCTCTTTTATTCAATACTTCCGGCTTCATAGAGTTCATCAATTCTTTATTGTTCTGAGCGAACATCAGAGAAATACCCAATAAATTGAGTAACATTTCTGAGTTCTCATCACGAACAGATGAAACTCGAGGAGCAGGAAGTAAACGAGCTGCTAAATCACGAATTAACCAAAGCTTTGGAATACCAATCTTTCCAGGAAGTTTCGTGCGGATAAAGTGACGACAACATTTCTTATCAAGATTTGTTGGAAACCAATCACGATCCTTACCTCCTAAATAATAGAGGTTTGGATAGTGAGAGGCTTCGCCACTGACCGGTTTAGATGTAAAGAATGACAAGTCATTACTAAACATCGGCAACCCTAATCCACCAAACTTTTCTGGAACAAAGAAAGGTATGTTGCTGAAGTGCTTTCGAAGGAACAGTCGATGATGGTCTAACCACATCTGCATCAGATCTACACGAACTGATGTTGGTGCTTTCTTGATCATCTCACGGCAACGCGCTCCATAACCAATTCCGTCAAGTTCCACATCATCTGTCTCACTCTTAGAGCGAGAGAGATTGAGGAACAATCCAAAATTAATATATGGAGTCTCTGAAAAAGAGCAAGGACGTGGAATCTTGTGCATTCGTCCTCCAGAATAAATATACTTATCCCGAATTTCCGAAGCCTCACGGCTAAACACAAAATTCATCGAATTAATTTGAGCAAATTCATCAGTAAGGAAGAACTTCCCTAAAGATGGACTAAGTCCAAAATACGATGAAATAACTTTCCACGCCTTATAACCTCTTTCCGTCACCTTCAATAAACAATCATCACCATTAATGAGTAGAGCACAGTCCCGTAACTTCTTCGGTTTATAATATTCAACTTCCAAAGCCCACCTGCACACAGCTGCATTCACTATGCACAGTATCGGAAACGAGACTATCGATCCCATCAACTGACCCCACTTCTGATCCTTGAATTCCTTCTTATCATCCGGGTTTCTGAGAATATGGTGAGTAAGAGCATCAATAACCAATTGCGTATCAGTTTCCGTAAAATTACATATTTCACAGATTCTTCGCGCAACGATCTCTGACGCCCAAGGCGCCAACAAGTTGGTCGCCTGAGAATAATCACCAGAAAGAAACATAAACCCTTCCTTAAGCCGTTTTCCCATAGCCCTTTCAACGATTTCTGGATTAACTGGTTCACCTATAAGTTCGAAGACCTTAGAATCATGTTTGAACAATGATTCCCAAAGGAACTTCTGAACAGGCTGTAATAAGTATGTACGATAGGGATTACCCTTCGTAATCACTCTCACTTTCAGGGCTTCCGAAAGCGAGACCATACTAACCAAATTTTCCATTGATTTGTTACCATTTATGAAATCAGCATAAAGCTCATCAAAGAGCTTATATTGTTGATTGATTAAAGGATCAATATCCACGAATTTCTGTGCTTCTGCGAAGAGGTTGAAACTTTCTTCCTCACCGTAGAACACAAGATGTTCATCGCGTAGACCCTTATCATAGATGGACTTACAAATATCGTTGATCGCACCACCCTTTTTACGACTGGATTGATAAGATGACGAGGTGGATGCCATCTGCATCGGAGTACGACTGAGTTTCCAAGAAGGATAATCTAATCCTCCGAAAATCTCATCTACTGTCTTAACTAATTGCCTCTTCGCGGACTCATAATTCAATTGGTCCTCTAAAGAAGGCGATAGTTCACCTACATCTGGATATTCACTCCAAATCCCATTATTAACCTCATGTATCAAGTCGATAGTTTCCAAGCGAACTAATTCCCGTTCACCCAACTTATTCTCCTTAACATCATAAAGGCGAGAGACATTGTCGGCATCTTCTCTCACAATTTGCCTTTCCGTACTCAATATAGCATAAGTCTTAGACAATGCTTCACTGAGCTCGGAATCGCCAGGACGAGGACACCCTTTCTTCAAGTCTGTAACTGACTGAATGAATGCCATCCTCTTTTCCTTATCCTTCGATAGTCGCAAGGCAAAGCGACCCGCCACACCGCACACGAACATCCTAGTAAGATCCGATATTCCCTTCGGAGCTGTAGGAGGTTCTGACTTTGAGCCTGTCATAAGATGGACGAACGATGCAAATTTATATTTCGCAAAGGTCATCCAACCAGACTTGCCCAAACGTGCGGCCTGCGCTGTCCACAAAAGAACAGTCGTATCGAAAGATTCCTTAACCTGACGATCATCCTTCCTACGTCGCATTCCAAACGACTCGAGGAGGAGATAGGCAACACCGACACACTCGACGATTTTAATTTGATTGTGCTGATATACCTCATCCTTAACTGGAGTCACCGTAAGGGACTCGGTAATAGGAGAGGGACTGCTATCAGCAGTAAGCGCAATTGAAGATTTAACGTCCTCACTGTCCAAAAGGGGCACAGTGGAGACGGAAGTATCGTCTAATCTATCATAGACGGCAGTTAACATAATTGCTGGGTACCTGAACACTCTATCCAACCGGTCAAAACAAGTCCGAGTTTGTTAGTGGTGTAAAGGAGTTCGAACTTTAGAGAAGTTAAACTTTTCAA